GACCAATGCCGCGGAGTTTCGAACGCGCCATCAGCCGAGCGCTCCGCTCTCGCAGGTCATCACGTTCGACTGACCGTCGGTGCAAGGCGGGGCGGTCTTGATATTCAGCGCAATGCCCTGCCACACCAACCGGTGCTTGGGCGTCAGCCCCAGCCGCTTGCGGATCGTGACGCGGTAGATCTGCGTCGCGCGCTCGACGCCAAGGCTGAGCGCTTCGCCGCCCCGCAGCGGGTATACCTCGGCGGGCACGTTGACCGCGACGTCGCGCCAGGCGGCTTCACCTGCCGGTGGTTTGCGACCACCTTTGCCGTTGTCGACCACGTTGGGTTCCTGGATCGTCACCTTGTGCTTGAGGCGGCTGGCCAACCCGAGCGCAGCCATCAGCACACCCACTTGCGGGGAACGGGGTTGAGCAGGAACGAGACGGTGAAAGGAAGCTCGTAGCTTTGCGAACCAACGGCGACCGGCTCGCGCTTGTCGAACCAGTGACCAATGAGCAGCAGGACGGCGACCTTGAACACGTCGTTGTCAGGATCGTCCGAACTCAGATTGATCGGCCGGCCCACCTCGTTACGAACGGCGCGGATGGCGGCGGGAATGAGCAGGCTGAGGTAGCTATCCTCCGAGGCGTCGGTCCGCTCGAGCCGGACCTGTGCGCGGACCTCCTCGATCGGAAGGCCGCGGTCAGCCTGTGCCGCCTCCAGGGCCCCATAACGGACGATAACTTCGGCGTCAGGGACTTCGGGGCCTGCACCGATGATGGCGCGCATCTCGTCGACGGTCATCGCCGACTATTCCTTGTTCAAGTCGCGGCCGTCGCGACCCTTCTTGACCGCCAGGCGCCAGCCGGTGTTGTTCCCTTCAGGCTTCTCACCGGTCGCGCGCTGCGCGATCCACAGCGAGCCGCCGAACGTCACCGCATCGCCGTGCTCGTAGGCGGTGCCTTCCTTGAACACGCCGCGGTCGAGCACGACCGGGAACGGAACCTGAAAGGCGAATTCCTTCTCGCCTTTGACGAACACGAACCGCACGGTGCGGCCGTCCGGAAGCAGTTCGACTGCCATATCCTCGGGGCTGGTGCCATCGAGACCGTCCTTGCCGTCCACGCGGCCGAGATCGACCATCTTGCCGTCGCTCAGCGTCAGCACAAGCGACCCGCTGCGATCGATCACCGCGCCGGCAGCGCCGACGCCATCCTTGGCGGGGGGAATCGCCGCGACGGCATCCGCAACCGACTTTGCCACTTCGTTGCGGATCAGGGGGGCGACGTCGTCTACGGTAACGCTCTTGCCCGGGACCGCCGGCGGCAAGGCGGCGACTGCCTCGTCGACGAGCGCCTTCACGACAGCCGGGTCAGCGTCCTTGCCGTCACGCGGCTGCGGTAGGTCGATCGCGCCTACGGCTTCGGCCACCAGCGATCGAACAAAATCCGGATCGGCGTCTTTCCCGGGCGGCGCGGGCGGCAACGCGGCGACTGCGGACTGCACAAGCGCGCGGACCTCCTCGGCATCGAAGTCCTTACCATCCTTGCCTGCGGGAATCTCGACCGCAGCGATGGCCTCGTCAACCAATGATCGGACGAGCGCAGGATCCGCGTCTTTGCCTGCCTGCGCTGGGGGAAGGTCCGCGACGGCAGTGAGGATAAGCGCCCGGACTTCGGCCATGTCGACGTCCTTGCCGGGCTTCGCTTCCGGCACCTCGATGGCGGCGACCGCTTCGGCGACCAGCGATCGGACTAATGCCGGGTCAGCATCCTTGCCCGGCTCGGCGGGGGGCAGGTCGGCAACGGCCGCAAGCACCAGCGCGCGCACTTCGGTCATGTCGACGTCTTTGCCGTCAACGCCTGGCTGCGGAGCTGGGATCTCAATAGCGGCCACTGCCCGATTGATCATGCCAGCCAGTTCGTCGATGTCGACGTCCTTGCCGTCTTTGCCCGGCATCGGTTCGCGAGCCTCAAGCTCTGCGATGCGCTGGAGCAGCGGTGCCGTTTCCTGCTTCAGAAGGGAAGGGAGGATCTCGCGGACAACCGCGGCAGTGGCTTGGGCAAGCGCCTTGACGTCAAGCATTCAGCGCCTCCCGGAACTCTTTCTCGAACAACGCGATCGTCGCGCGCGCTTGTTGCTCCGCGGCAGGATTGTCATTGGCGGGCGCGATCGGCGTAGCCGAGCTGGTGGCGGAGCCGCTGTTGGCGAACGGATCATCGCCGGCGTCGCGTTTTGCCAATGCCTCGAGGCTGTAATTCTGCTGTTGGAGGTACGGTGTGTCGCCACCTTCCACCGGTCCTAGATCCAGACGGCGCCGCGCCTCGTTGATTTTCTTGATGCCAGCCTTGGTTCCGATTGCCTCGGCCTCGATCAGGGCCTTGGTGTCCATCCGCAGAAGCCCGTCCAGGTCGAACTCGGTGCCGAGCGCGAACCCCTCGCCAATGCCGAGGCCTTCATCGAGGCAGAGCTCAGCGGCTTCAATCAATGACTGCAGCGCCTGGGTGTAATATTCGAGGTTCAGGCTCTCGACATTGCTGCTGGTCGGCAGATTGCCGATGCCGAGCTTGTAGGGCGGGACGTGGAAGGTCGAGCATACGACCTCGGCCGTCCACTTCAGCTGCTCGATCAGCTGCGCGTCGTCCGGGGTGATGGCCACCGTCTCGTACTTCATGCCGCTCCCGAGCACTGCCACCTTGCCCGCGTTCTTCCCGCCGTAATTCTGGTGCCAGTTGTCCTTGAGCTCCTGCGCTGAGCCCGCATCGATCGCCCCCGGTGCGACGAGGATACCGCCGGGGCGCGACTGATTGCCGAACAGGTTCGCTGAGTTGCCCTGGATGTTCAGACCCTGCGTTGCGGCCAAGCCATTTGCATACAGCGGTGATATCCCGACCAGCGGGTGGAACAGGCAGTTCCAGCGGTCATGGATGATTTCGCGCGCGGGGACGACGACGCCCCCTGTGATTCCAGAGATGTTGTCGCACTGAAGATCGTAGAAGATGCTCCCATCGTCCGCGATCAGCGGTTGCACGCGGCCGGGATCGAGGACGTATAGCCCGGTCACAAGGCCGCGTCCGTCGCGCCGCTTCAACACGTAGGTATTGCCGCGCGACAGCTTGGAGAGAAAGTACGCCTCCCAAAACTGGATCCGGGTTTGGAATGGGTTCGGCTTGCGCAACACGGGCGAGTAGGCGGTCTTTGTCGTTTCCGACCAGATGCCGTGTTCGTCCTGCGCGACGAGCTTCACGCGCAGCTTCGAAATGTCGGACGCGATGAGCGTCATGCACGCGAACACGGCATGGAATGCTAGGACTGCGGTCTGATTGACCTCGACGTTCTGCTGCCAGGCCCCGCCGTAGCTCTCGCGAACGATCGGCATCCATGGCCCCGATGGCGATGTGACGGTACGCGCGGACCGCTCGGTGAGGATCGGCAAGCCACCCTCCACCAGCGCAAGCGATGCGGGCTCGGCGGAAGGGTTTGACCTGCCAATGTTGAGCCCGAACAGCCGCATTACGCGCGCGATGCCTTGGCGATCTCGTCCTTGAGGCGCTTCTCACCCCAGCGAGGACCGACCGCGATGCCGAGCTTCGTCGCTTCGTCGCGCAATGCCTGATGCTCGGCATCGTCCGACGAACTTTGCTGCCCCGTTTGTTCGACCGGTGCAGGCCGCGCCTTCTTGATGGCAACGAGGATGCGGGCATCCTGATTGCTCGCCTGAAAGGGGTCACCCGCGGTCAGTGCGCGCGTGGCGTACCGCAAGTTTCGGGTGGCGATCAGTTCGGGCATAATGCTCTCCTTCGGGTAAACCGGCGGGCGGAAACCCGCCCGCCGATTCAGTTTGCGGTCCGCTTAGGCTTCGGGATCCGCAGGCTCGCCCCAGCGAACGGCCGTCAGGTACGCGACCGCGGTCGCGCGGCGACGCCGCCAGTTGATGGTGCGCTCGGCGCGCAGGCCGACCAGGTTGTTCTGCCACAGCGAAACCAGCTGCGTGCCGGTACCGGTAAGGCCATCCTGAGCGAGGTCGCTGTTCTTCATTTCCAGCGACGCTTCGCGGCTCATATCGACGGCGATGTCGCCCTCGTCGGCCTCGTAGATGTCCAGGGCGTTGACCAGCGCGACCGTCGACCCGGCATATTCCGAGACGATGACCGGAAGGCCTTCGAAGGTCCCGCCGAGCATGGTCATGCCCGAGAATTCCTTCTGGCCCAGCGCGTTGCTCATCATCGACAGGCCGAGCGCGTTGGTCGCCGACATGATCCAGACGCCGGTGGTGAGCGAGTTGTTCGCGGCAATGAACGCTGCCATCACAGCGCGTGCATCAGCACGAACCGCATCGGCGTCGCGGCCGACCGACGCCCGCGCGGATGCACCGTGCGTCACTGACGCCGGTCGGACG